GCTAGATTTTTTTCTGTACGGGTTTGTGAATTATGCCAGGACCAGCGCCAAAGGATCCTAAACTGAGACAACGGAGGAATAAAAAATCAACGCGGGCGACGCTGGCGCGAAATGTCGAGCCGCGCAAACGTGCGCCGTCGCTGCCGGACCGCGGGAATGGGCAGGAGTGGCACAAACTCACAAAGGCGTGGTGGCGCGACCTGTGGCACTCCCCGATGGCGGACGAATACCTACGGGCTGACGAGCATGCGCTGTTCCGGCTGGCGGTGCTGATCGATATGTTCTGGCTGGAGCCGACGAAGGAGCTGGCGGGCGAGATCCGGTTGCAGCAGCAGGCATTCGGGCTGACGCCGCTGGATCGGCGCCGGCTGGAATGGTCGATCGAGCAGGTGAACGCGGCGCAGAGCCGGACGCACGCGCGACGCGAAGTGCAGGAGAAGGCCGAAGAGCAGCAGCAGCGGGATCCGCGCGAGCTGCTGAGGCAGAAGCCGAAGGACATTGATTTGGATTCAGGTGACATACCGGTGGTCGGGTAATGACGACGCTCGTAGTGCCAGAGTTCGATGAACAACCATGGCCGACGCTGGGGCCGCAGGTGTGCGCATTCATCGAGGCGTTCTTGGTGTTCGGGCCGGGGGACCTGCGGGGAGAGCCGGCGCGGATCGATGACGAGAAACGCGGGCTCATCTACAGGATGTACGAGGTGTATCCGCAGGGGCACGTGCTGGAGGGACGGCGCCGTTTCAAACGGTGTGCGCTGTCGCTGCGGAAGGGGACGGCGAAAACGGAGCTGGCGGCGTGGCTGGCGGCGGTGGAGCTGCACCCGGACGGGCCGGTGCGGTGTGACGGGTTCGATGTGAACGGACAGCCGGTCGGGGTAGGCGTGGTGGATCCGTACATCCCGATGGTGGCGTACACGGAGGAGCAGTCCGACGAGCTGGCCTATGGGGCGCTGCGAGTGATCCTGGGATACAGCGCGCTGGCCGATGATTTCGACATTGGGATCGAGCGGATCATGCGGATCGGGGGGGACGGCAAGGCGGTATCGCTGTCCACGTCGCCAAGCGCGCGTGATGGTGCGCGCACGACGCTGAATGTATTTGACGAGACGCACCGGTTCACGTCGCCGCGGCTGCGAGCTGCTCACCGAACGATGTTGGCGAACGTGCCCAAGCGGATGATGGCCGATGCATGGTCATTCGAAATTACAACAGCTCCCGCTCCAGGTGAGGGCGCGGTGGCAGAGGACACGATGGATTATGCGCGGCAGGTTGCGGATGGGAAGATCGAGGATTCGAGGTTGTTCTTCTTCCACCGGCAAGCTGCTGACGAACACGATTTGACGACAACGGAGGGTATCCGGGCTGCAGTGATCGAGGCGAGTGGGCCGGCTGCCTCCTGGAGCGATATCGACGGGATCGTGGATCAGTGGAATGACCCTACAGCGGATCGAACGTATCTGGAACGGGTGTGGCTGAACCGGCTGGTGCGTGCGAGCGACCATGCATTTGACGTGACGCGCTGGAATGAGCTGGCTGATCCGGATTACGTGGTCGCAGATGGGGCAACGATTACGATGGGGTTCGACGGAGCGCGCTGGCGTGACTCAACAGCACTCGTGGGGACGGAGGTCCTCACCGGATTCCAGTGGCTGATCGAGATGTGGGAACATCCGTATAACGTCGAGGATTGGGAAGTGCCTGACGAGGAGGTCGACGCGGCGGTGATGGAGGCGTTCGACCGGTGGAATGTGTGGCGATTGTATGCCGATCCGCCCTACTGGGAGACGCGGGTTGCGGAGTGGAGCGGCCGGTATGGCGACCAGCACGTGGTGGAGTGGTGGACGAATCGGGTCAAGGCCATGGCATATGCGATCGAATCATTCAACAACGCGATTATGTCCGGAGATCTGACACACGACGGGGACCAACGGCTGACGAGTCACATCGGGAACGCCTACCGGCGCACGGTGCCGATCAAAGATGAAAGAGGGCTCCCGCTGTGGACGATCTACAAGGAACGGCACGACAGCCCGCACAAGATCGACGGGGCTATGGCTGCAATCCTCAGTTGGGATGCGCGGTGTGATGGAATTACGGCTGGCGTCGGAGAAGTGCGGAGGTCGGTGTATGAGGACCATGGGCTGTTAACGGTGTGAGAGGGGATGATGATGAAACCAGTTCTATTTAGATATGTAAATCAAACGTTGACACCACCGGTGGAGACAGAGTATTCGGAGAACGTTGACAGTGTTAGTTCACTACCAACCTGGTCGGATGGTGCACAGTGTGTCTCGTGTTGGAAGATGTCATTGAGAGAGCGACTATCAGCGTTGCTACATGGCAGAGTGTGGCTCGCAGTGTTGAGCGGTGGAACACAGCCACCAGTCTACCTCCAGGCAAGCAAAGAATATCTCAAAGAGGTCTGATGAGGCTATTCAAACGATACCCAGTGCTAGATGTGGTGCTTGTGAATACGAAGACGGGGAACACGTTCAGCGGCGTGCTGTGGCGGAAGCGGCTCGGGTATCTGGTGCTGAGAAATGCGCGGATGCTGCGGCGGGATAAGGAGCCGATGACGATCGATGGTGAGGTAGTGATCCCCGCGGACAACGTGGATTTCCTACAGGTGGTGAACGGATGATTGTGCAGACGCTGGGCACGCTGGCCGCGCTGGATTCGGGGTATACGTCGTCGCTGAGCTACAGCTCGATCCGGATGTACAACAACCGCGCGTATGCGTACGCGGAACTGTACCGGACGCAGCCGAACGTGCGGACGTGCGTGGACTTCCTGGCCAGGAATATCGCCCAGCTGGGGCTGCACACGTTCCGCCGCGTGAGTGACACGGACCGGGTACGACTGACTGATCACCCATTGGCTGAACTGTTGAAACGCCCTCTGCCGGAAGCGATGAAGGTAACGCGCTACCGGCTGATCGAGGGGCTGGTCAGTGATATGGGGATCTATTTCAACGCATACTGGCTAAAGATGAAACAGTCCGACGGCCGGCGGGCACTGCTGCGGGTGCCTCCGGACGTGATGACGTTGAAGGGCTTATTGACTCCCACGGCATACGTGGTCAACCTGGGTGGGAAGCGGTTCACGTATCAGCCTGAGGCGGTGGTGCACTTCCGCGGCTATAACCCAGAGAATCCGATCACGGGGCTATCCCCACTTGAGACATTGCGGCGGGTGTTGGCCGAGGAGTTCTCAATGGGTGACTACCGGGAACACTTCTGGGCGAATTCAGCGCGAATGAGCGGGATTATCAAGCGCCCGGCATCTGCTCCTGAGTGGAGCGCACAGGCCCGGGAGCGGTTCAAGGCGGAATACGATGCGCTGTATTCCGGGGGTCCCAACAGCGGCAATACAGCGATCCTGGAAGAGGATATGGAGTGGCAGGAGACGTCCTTCAACGCTCAGGAGAGCGAGTACCTGGGCGGGCGGAAATTGACGCGGGAAGAATGCGCGCGGGCGTACCATATTCCGCTGCCGATGGTGGGGATCCTGGATCATGCCACTTTCGCGAACATCAAGGAACAGCACAAGAATCTGTACCAGGACTGCCTGGGTCCCTGGCTGACGATGATCGAAGAGGATATTGCATTGCAGCTGCTGACGGATTTCGAGGACAGCGACGGTGTGTACGTCGAGTTCAATATCCAGGAGAAGCTCCAGGGATCGTTTGAGGAACAGGCTCAGGGATTCCAGAGTGCGGTGGGACGTCCGTGGATGGTGGCCGACGAAGCGCGGGCGCGGATGAATCTGCCGAGCATGGGTGGGGACGCTGCCGAGCTGGTGACGCCGCTAAACGTGCTGGTGGGCGGACAAGCCTCACCGCGCGACAACGTGCCCGCCGGTTCTGGCGGCGGCGATGCTGATGCTATTCCAGGTGCTGATGACGAGCCGCCAGCTGACGACGAAAAGAGCCGCACACCCGGCCAGGTGAAAGCTGCTCGGATCGACCCGACGTTGCCCGAGCTGCGGAAACGACACGAGGAGCAGTGGGCTCGCGTGATGGCGAAAACATTCAGACGGCAACAAGATGCCATTCTTGGCAAGATACCGAAATCGTTTCAGGCGGACGGCACAAAAGATTACGTGTCATTCGATGAATTGTGGGATCAGATGCGCTGGAATAGCGAGCTACAGGCTGACCTGCTGAAGCTGAACAACGCGACGGCTACGGTGTGGGGGCAGTTCATTGCGGAACAACTGGCATTCGAGCTTGACAGTGAGGTGATGCTGGCGTGGCTGATCGAGCATTCCAGGATTCAGGCCGAGAACATCAACGCATACACCGGGCGCCAGATTGGTAGCGCGCTGATCGAGGAAGAGCCGCGAGAGGCGGTGCGGCACGTGTTCGAGGTTGCGATTGCGGCGCGGGCTATTGAGATTGCGACCAGTGCTGTGACGAGCGCGAGCGTGTTCGGGGCAAACGAGGGGGCGCGGCAGGGCGGATTGAAGACGAAAACCTGGCAGGTGAACAGCTCGAATCCGCGAGATGAACACCTGGCGATGAATGGGGAAACGGTCGGGATCGGTGAGCTGTTCTCGAATAATATGAAATGGCCGGGTGATCCTGCCGGTGGTGCTGACAATAATGCGAACTGTCAATGCAGTGTGACGTTTGGGATGTAGGAGGAGACCTATGAAGGCGAAACGGAAGGAGTTCAGGGGACATATCAAGCTGCTCGATGGTGGCGAGCCGGGGGAATTCGAGGCGGTGTTCGCGACGCTGAATGTGATC